CTGGGCAAAGACAAAGCAATACCGAAATCTGAAAAGATCCATGATCCAAGACCTCGAAAATGCTGGACTTAACAGGGAGCCTTATTTGGATATGGTGAGCCAGTACATGGCCTTTTGGGTGCAGCTCCAAATGCTCAACCAAGATATCAACAAGCGCGGCATCTGCGTGGAATATCAAAATGGCAACAACCAAATGGGTGTAACCGACAACAAAAGTGTTGCTGCGGCAGTCCGCGTCAATGCCAGGATGGAATCTATCCTGGCCTCGCTTGGGTATAAGGCTCGGGCGTTAAAATCTGGAGCATCTGCGGCAAGCGGTGAGGATGATGAGCTATGAGATTGATAAAAGAATATTGCAATATCTGGAATCGGTGGAGACGGGGACCCCCCGGGCCTGCCGAGAGCAAATAGCTCTTGCGGCGCACGTGCGCAAATGCTTTGCGTCCAACGATATCTACACCGACACGGTTCAGCTGGACAAATATTTGTCCCTCGTAAAATATTTCCCGTATGAGCGCCTATTCCCTTGGGAAGAATTTTTGCTCGCCCTGTGGGACTGCACCTACTGGCGGCAGACTGGGCGTCCGAGATGGAAAACGCTTTTTGCTATGGTTGGCCGTGGCGCTGGGAAGGATGGATTTATTGCATTTGATGGCGCGTGCTCCGTATCTCCCTACAATCCCGTGAGTCGCTACAACGTTGATATTTGCGCGAACAACGAGGATCAGGCAAAACGCCCCATGCTGGATCTCGTTGACGTGCTGGAGATGCCAAGATGGGAAGCGAAGCTTGATAAGCATTACTATCACACTAAAGAGGTTGTTCAGGGGCGCAAAAACAAGGGCATCATGAAAGGCCACACGAACAACCCAAAAGGACGGGACGGGCTTCGCTCTGGGAAAGTAATCCTGAACGAAGTCCATCAATACGAAAACTATGATAACATAACAGTTTTTATAACGGGAATGGGAAAAGTCGGCCAACCAAGGGTCGGATTTTTCACATCCAACGGCGATGTGTCGGACGGCCCCTTGGATGATTACCTAGCAAGAGGGCGAAGGATCCTTTTTGACGGCGAAGAAGATGATGGATTCTTGCCATTTATCTGCTGCTTAGATAGCAAGGAGCAAGTCCACGATCCGGAGAACTGGCCCATGGCAAATCCGTCCCTCCCGTACCTCCCGGACCTGCAAGCGGAGATCCGAGAGGAATACAAAGAGTGGCTAGAACACCCGGAGCAGAATGTAAGCTTTTTGACAAAGCGCTTCGGAATTCGAAGTGGCGCAAAGGAAATCAGCGTGACCGATTACGAGAAGATCAGGGCCACCAACCAACCTTTGCCGGACATGCGGGGCTGGCAGTGCACAGTCGGAATCGACTATGCGGAGCTAAATGACTGGGCTGCGGTCAATCTGCACTTCCGCCAGGGAGAGCGGCGTTTTGATATTAATCATGCATGGATTTGCCTGCAGGCCAAAACCCTGGCACGGATCAAGGCCCCTTGGAGGGAGTGGGCAAAGCAGGGGCTTGTATCCGCTGTGGACGATGTAAGCATCCACCCAAGGCTGCTGGCGGAGTACATCCGGAGAGCAGCTGGCATGTACAACATCCGAATGATGGCCATGGATAATTTTCGCTGGACTTTGCTATCGGACGAAATGAAGAAAATCGGATTTGATGCCAATGATAAAAGCCGGGTAAAACTGATCCGTCCGTCCGATATCATGAGCACGGACCCGGTAATCCAGGCCTGCTTCGACCGAGGACTATTTGCGTGGGGAGACAATCCGTGCCTGCGCTGGGCTGTAAACAACACCAAGCGGGTGCGAAGCTCCCGGAAGATTGGCTCCGACACTGGAAATTTTTACTATGCAAAAATTGAGGCCAAGAGCCGCAAAACGGATCCGTTTATGGCCCTGGTAGCGAGCATGGCAATTGAGCCGGTCCTCGGCAGCGGCCTTCCGGTAGAGCTCCCACCGCTGGGCGCAATTTCACTTTAAGGGGGTGAAGCATTGGGACTAAAATTCTTTGAATTCTTTCGGAGAAACGGGAAGGCTGCTACGAAGGAAGTCACCTGCGGGGAGCTGGAAGAAGCCGCCATTGAATACAGCGCCCGGAATTTGAGTTTTTGGGTCTGCGTCAACATGATCGCCAACGCCCTGGGCCGCTGTGAATTTCGGACTTTCCGGGGCGGCAAAGAAGTTTTTGACCGCGAGTACTACATGTGGAACTTTGAGCCAAATGTGAACCAAAACTCAACGGCCTTTATACACAAATTGGTATCACAGTTGTGCCAGGAAAACGAAGCTCTAATTATCGCTCCCAGGAGGAAGGATGGCTTTGAGAGTGTAGTCGTGGCAGACGAGTGGGCCGATCCAGATAACCGGCCCATCAAACGGAACCGCTACAAGGGTGTTGTTGCGGGCGGTGTTGCCTACGACGGAGCATTTTTGGAAAGCGATGTGCTGCATCTGCAGCTGCACCACAAGAATATTCGCGGAGTAATCAACTCCATGTACCAAAGCTATTATCGCCTGATCTCCGCCGCCATGGCGAACTATGAGCGGGGGAATGCCCCTCACTGGAAAGTCCACATATCCCAAATGGCCCAGGGCGGGGATGCTTGGGCAGAAGAATTCCAAAAAATGTTGGAAGCCCAAATTAAGCCGTTTTTGGAGAGCCGGGGCGCCATTCTCCCGGAGTTTGACGGCTATAAGTACGAGGATGTGGGGGGCAAAGAGCAAAGCGGGAAAGTTGGAGAAATCCAAGCCATGATTGAGGATATTTTCAATTTTACAGCCCGTGCCTTTCAGATTCCTGCAGTGCTGATTGGCGGCAAAGTGGAAGCAGTTGGAGATGCAAATTCCAGATTCCTGATGAACTGCATCGACCCCATCTGCGACCAGCTACAAGAAGAGATCACACGGAAACGCTATGGCTTTGATGACTGGAAAAATGGAGATTACATCCGTGTGGATTCCTCCAGCATCCAGCATTTCGATATGTTTGAAAATGCAGCTAATGTGGAGAAGCTGGTAGGTTCCGGCGCATACTGCATCAACGATGTGCGCCGAGCTGCTGGGCAGACCATCATTGATGAGCCCTGGGCTTGGAAACACCTACTGACAAAAAACATCGCCGACATCAGCGAGGCAACTCGTGCGCTGGAGGCGGGAAAGGAGTAATACATGAAGCCCATGTGGGAAATCAAGCAGCCCCAACTCACTGAGACCCTGGAACTGTATATCTACGGAGACGTGGAGGCGGGATATTTCGATTGGGGCACCTCTTCTTATACTGAGAGCGAAAATTCCGCCAAAAAATTCCGGGAAGAGTTGACCAAGCACCCGAATGTAAAAGAGATTGTGATTTACATCAATTCTTGGGGCGGCTCTGTATTCGAAGGGACCGCAATTTACAACCAACTCCGACGGCACCCGGCCCACAAAACCGTGCGGGTAGACGGCTTTGCCTGCTCTGTCGCATCTGTCATCGCCATGGCGGGAGATACAGTGATCATGCCCCGGAACACCTTGATGATGATTCACAATATGTGGCTATCTACAGCGGGGAACGCCGCAGAGTTGCGGAAAGCGGCGGCAGATCTGGACATCATCAATGCGGCCGGCCGCAAGGCCTACTTGGCAAAAGCCGAGGGAAAAATCAGCGAGGACCAACTTGCCACCATGATGGATCAAGAAACCTGGCTGACAGCGGAGCAGTGCATCCAGTACGGGTTGGCGGACCAGTACGCTGAGGCTGATGCCGATATGGAAGACGTCAAAGAAATCCTGCAAAAAGCCAACCTGAGCGTGCAGCAACGCATTGAGGCACAGCGGAGCCTGGCTGCCTGTCTGCGCCAGCTGACCGAAGAAGTGCTGCCCCAAAAAACCCAAAAACCAAACATCATGCAGATCCTGAGATATGGAATCTGCAAAAATTAAGGAGGACAAATCATGAGAAGCAATGACTTGATCAACAGCAAGAAAACTGAGATTCAGGCCGCCATGCAAAAGGCCCTACAAAACAACGATGCGGAGGGGGCTGCCGCCGCCTTTGACCAGATGCTGGAATATGTGGCAGATACAGTGCGCCAGGACTATGAGGACCTGCGGAATGAGCAGGATTCCCGGGCACTGACAGCCCGCGGCGTCCGGCAGCTGACCAGCGAGGAGACCAAGTACTACCAGGCCCTGGGCGAGGCCATGCGAGCCAAGAATCCCCGGCAGGCCCTTGCCAATCTGGATGTGGTCATGCCGGAAACGGTGATTGACTCTGTATTCGAGGATCTGGAAACCAACCACCCCCTGCTCAGCCGGATTGACTTTATGCCCTCTGGCGGGGCGGTCCGTATGATCATGAATACCAACGGGTACCAGGAAGCTGCCTGGGGAGAACTCTGTGATGAGGTCGTGAAGGAACTGACCAGCGGTTTCAAGGAGGTCAATACCGTTCTGTTCAAGTTGAGTGCCTTCCTACCGGTATGCAAGGCCATGCTGGATTTGGGCCCCCAGTGGCTGGACAGCTATGTCCGGCGCATTCTCTTGGAAGCCCTAGCGAACGGGCTGGAGGCGGCGCTTGTGACTGGCGATGGCAATGAGAAGCCCATTGGTATGAATCGCCAGGTGGGCGATGGCGTTACGGTTACTGGCGGCGTATATCCCGAAAAGCCGGCCATTTCCGTCACCGATTTCTCCCCTGCCACCATGGGCCGCCTGGTCTCCCTCATGGCCGTCGACCCCAATGGCAAGCCCAGAACCGTGTCCGGCTTGATCCTCTTGGTGAATCCCCAGGATTATTATCAGAAAGTCATGCCTGCGACTACTGTGATGGCTCCGGATGGGACTTACCGGAATGATGTATTCCCGTACCCCGTTTCTGCCATCCAGGTTCCGGCGCTGCCCCGCGGCAAGGCTGTGATCGGCATGGCTAAGCGTTACTTCGCTGCGGCCGGCACGGCCACAGACGGACGAATCGAATATTCTGACCACGCCAAATTCCTGGAGGATAAGCGGCTGTACCTCATTAAGGCGTACGCCAACGGCATGCCCAAGGACAACAACTCCTTCCTGGTGCTGGATGTCTCCGGCTTGACGCCGGCCGCCTACAAGGTGACCCAGATTGACGCCACCACACCCTCTGCGGATGCCACTCTGGCTGATCTTAAAATTGGTGCGCTGGCCCTGAGCCCTGCTTTTGCCTCTGCCACAGTTTCCTACACCGCCGCGACCACCAATGCCTCCAATACCATTACGGCAACGCCCTCTGACGCGGGCGCTACCATCGAAATTACGGTTGGCGATAAGTCTGTGGACAACGGCAGCGCCGCCACTTGGGCCACCGGTGCCAATACGGTAACGGTCAAAGTCACCGCCGCCGATGGGACCACCACCAAGACCTATACGGTCACCGTCACCAAGTCCTGATGGTTGCGGGCGAGCAGGTGCCGTATGACCTCCTGGATGATGTAAAGAATCATTTGGACGTCACTTGGGAGGATGACGCGCTGGACCGAAAGATCACAGAGCTTATTGCTGCTGGGGAGACCTATATTGATAGCAAACTGGGAGAGCGGGGAAACTACCTGGAGACAGGCTGGCCCCGCACCCTGCTATTTGAGTACGTCCGATACGCCAGAGATGGTGCCACGGATATTTTTGAGAACAACTATGCGCATCTGCTCCTGGCGATGCAAAATGAAAGGGCGGTGCAGCGGTATGCGCAAAGCGCCAACGAGGCCGAACAATGATATCACCCAGCAGTATAACTCCGGCGTGCTGACGGTCTGCGCGCTGACAGATACCGCAAAGCCAGGCCTGAGACCGACCCCGAGACTGACCCCAAAAGTGATGCTCCGGTACGAGGAGTGTCGCCTGGGGATTACCCGACTGTATCAGGCCAGGCAGACGCAAGTAGAGATTGAGCGGGTAGTCCGCGTGCAACGGAGGCTGGACATATCCCCCCAGGATGTGGCCATTACGGAGGATGGCAGACAATACCGTATCGATACTGTACAGGCGGTCATGGGCACATGGCCGCCCTCTTTGGATTTGTCTCTGGTCCGCATCACGCAGGTGTATGAGGTGATTCGATGAGCTGGGTAGACAAGATTATCGCCGTGCACACCGCTGTGACGGATCAGGTTAGCCACGGGGGACGACTAAAGTCTGAGCGATATTTCGTGTGGCAAGAAGATGGCGCGAATGATTTCGTGGCGGATGGGCAGCACTGTGCAAGTGCAATTACTGGAATGACTGACTTTTTTACAAAGCGAGAGTTTGACCCGTGGGTGGAAGCGTTTGAGGCGTCCTTGAATAGATGCCAGGGATTGACGTGGCGGCTGAACAGCATCCAGTATGAAGAAGATACCGGATTTACGCACTATGAATGGGAGTGGGAGGTGCTACGCTGATGGCCAAGGTAGCGTTCTCAGCGCTGGGGGATTATGCTCTGGCGCTGGAGAGATATCAGAGTGCTGCGGATAGCGGTAAGATGCTGGAGCGGGCGATTGCAACTGGCGCTGCGATTGTTGCAGATCAAATTCGAGCCAATTTGCAAGCGCTGCCGGAAGAGAAATTCCGGAAATTGCAGTCCGGAGAAACATTCCGCGGGCTCCCGAAAAATCAAAAGCAAGATTTGGCTGACAGCTTTGGCCTAACTCCGATTGGACGGGACAAAAACGGCTTTTTACATACGAAGGCCGGATTTGATGGGTACGGGCGCCGCCCAACGAAGCAATATCCGCATGGTGTCCCGAACCAGTTGCTGGCCAGAGCTGTGGAAAGCGGATCGTCTGTCCGAGAAAAGACTCCGTTCGTGCGCCCGGCGGTAGCTAAATCGAAGAAAGCTGCTGTAGAGGCGATGCAGGCGGAAATTGATAAGGAAATCAAAAAACTAATTTAGGGGGTAGATTTATGAGTGCAGCAGGAAAAGTATGCATTGGCTTTAGCCTCCCGTACGTTGCGAAATACAGCGCGAACGGCGGGAGCCCCACGTACTCCGGCGGCCGGAAACTGGCTCGGGGTGTAGAGGTGTCGATCGAACCATCATCGTCCAGTGATAACTCGTTTTGCTGTGACAATGTTGTGGCGGAAACCGACGCTGGCATTTTTACCGGTGGCGACTTGATGCTGACCGTTGATGGCCTGCTTTTAGAAGCGGAACAGATGATCACGGGCGCTCCCGAGCCGGAGGAATTTTCCTACGGAGAAGGTAAGAAGGCAAAAATTTTGAAGCACGGGAGTAAGAACAACCCGCCGTATTTTGGTGTGGGCTATATTGCCAAATACAGATCCGATGGCGTTGATACGTTTGTCCCGACAATTTTGAGAAAGGTGCGATTTGACGCACCGAAATCGGCAGCCAAGACGATGGAGGACAGCATTAGCTGGCAGACTCAGGCATTGACTGGCAAACTGGCGCGCGATGATTCTGCCGACCACGATTGGAAATGGGTGGTGGAGGATCAAGCCACAGAGGAGGGCGCTGAAGAAATTCTGAAAGCCCTGCTGAACGTGGCGGCAGAAACGGAGGCGCAGGCATGAATGCGGGAACTGTAATGATCTGTGGGAAAGAATACCCGCTTTGCATGACTGTCGAGGCTTTCGGCCAAATCACGCAGGCCTGCGGTGGACTAGATAAGCTTGGCAATTACCTGGATGGAAACGGGGACATCAACAAGATGATTTCCAACACTGCGTTCGTTCTGGCCATTTTGCTGCAGGAGGGCGAGGAGAACCGCAGAATGGTGGCCAGCTTTTATGCAGATGGAGGTACGGAAGCACGCAAGGTGCCTACCGAATCGGAGCTGTGTAGCCTGCTGATGCCCCGGCAACTGGTGCAATTGCGCCCTGATATTATGTCGGCCATCAATGAGTCGATGAAGCAGGAAGTAGAGGCGGCCCCGGCAAAAAACGGCGACGGCGCAGAACCGGAATCCGGCTCTGCGCAGCCTGGCTGAAATATTGGGGCAGGCACGCCGGGATGCCCACCCGGGAGATCCTGCATACCCCGGTAGGAGAGATTTTATCCATGGCGGATTGCTTTGCAATTTCCCACGGAGCAGAGCCAAAACCGGAACGCCGGAAGTGGACATATGACGAAGTGATGGAGCTGAGGTGATTATATGGCGTACAATATCGGTCCGAAGATTGGCATTGACGGCGAAGCGGAATTTAGGCGTCAAATTAGCCAAATCAACACGGAGTACAAAACTTTAGTCGCCCAGACCAAGGCAGTTACCGCGGAGTTTGATAAAAACGGCGATGAGCAAGGCAAACTCCGCGCAACTGCGGCCCAGTTGCAAAAGCAAATCGACAATCAGCGCTCCAAGGTCTCCCTGTTGGAAAATGCGTGGGGGAAGGCAAAAGCCAAATTTGGAGATAGCAGCATCGAGGCTCAGAGGCTGGAAGGGGCCTTATATGATGCCCAGGCCGAAGTGTCGAAGCTGGAAAAGGAGCTGGCGAATGCAGATACAGAACTCGCCGCAGCCAGTGAAGCATTCCGGGGAGCAGGGAACGATGCAGGAGATTTTATCGACTCCGCCCAGGATGCAGCCGACAAAATCGCCGATTTTGCGGATGCCGCGGATAATGCCTCCGGCGATGTAGACGACTTCTCTGATTCTGTGGATGATGCCGGAGAGGCTTCTTTGAATTTCTCCGATATTCTCAAGGCCGGCATCCTGTCGGATGCCATCATGTCCGGCTTCCGCAAACTGCTCGAAGGCGCAAAAGATTTTGCATCTGGAATGATCGAGTCTGCGGCACAAGTCCAGGCCGAAAATGCTCAGTTTGAGCAGACCTTTTTCGGCCTGGAGGCCGCTGCCAGATCCAGTTTGCAGGCAGTTGCGGATGAGGCTGGTATTACGGCTACCCGGATGCAGGGAAGCTACACAAAAATATATGCATTCGCCAAGACGGCGGGAGCGGATTCCGAGGAGGCTCTGGGGCTCGCACAGCGGGCCCTGGAGGCCGCTGCGGATTCGGCGGCATATTACGATAGATCAATCGAAGATGCCACAGAGGCCCTTCAGAGCTTCCTCAAGGGCAATTATGCGAATGACGCAGCCCTCGGTATTGCCGCAACCGAAACCACCCGCAACACGGCAGCAAATGAGAAGTATGCCAAAAGCTTCCAGGAGCTATCAGAGTCCCAGAAGGTGGATGTGCTCCTATCCATGGTCGAAGCCGGCAATAAAGCGTCTGGCGCACTCGGGCAAGCTGCCCGAGAATCCGACAGCTGGGAGAATGCCACCGGCGAACTGAAGGAAGCCCAAAGGCAGCTGCAAGCGGTGTTGGGGGATCCGGTGATGAAAAATACAATCCCCATCATTCAGAAGTTTACGGACAAGATGAACGCAGCCGCCAAAAGTGGGAAGCTTGATGATCTTGCGGAAGGGATTGGAAATACATTTGGGTGGCTGGTGGATCACGGGGCTGATGTAGTCGGTGCAGTTGCCGGAATTGCCTCCGCTTTTATTGCGTTTCAGGCCACAAAAAAGGCCGGTGAAATCTTCCAAATTGTAACCAGTTTTTTCCAAATCTCTACCGCTGCCACAGCTGCCGGAGAGGCGATGGCTGCATCCGGCGCAGTGGCAAGCGCGTCCCCTTGGGGGCTTGCGGCAACTGTGATAGGCGGAGTTGTTGGGATCATCACCTCCATCACCACATCTGCATCCCTTGCAGCAGATGCAGAAAGCGAGCTGGCAGATGCCACAGAAAATTTTGCGAACCGCATAGAGGCGGCAAACGAAAACTACGCCAGTACAAAGGCTGAAATCGAAGGAGCAGCATATGCTGCAGGAATATATGTGCAGCGCCTGCAAGAGTTGGAAGCTGCGGGGCTAAACACCGCTGTGGCACATCGCGAGTATGAGATGATCGTGGAACAGCTCAATGGCCTAATTCCGGATTTGAATCTTGCGATCGATGAGCAGACCGGCCTGATCAACAAAAATTCAGATGCTTTGATCGGAGATATTGAAGCTTGGAAAAAGAACGCCACCGCCAAAGCGTTGCAAGAGAAATATACGGACGTCCTGGAGGAGCAAGGGGCGGCGGAGGCGGCGCTGATTGATGCACAGGCGAAGCGGAATCGGCTAACAGAAGAGTCGAAAATCCTTACTGCGGAAAAGTCCAGGCTGGAAAGCGAACAATCCAGAATTGCTAAGCAACTGGATGCCGTGGAGCAGCAAATCAACCGAACAAACGCAGAGGGCGTAGAGAGCACTTATGAATTACAAAAACAAAAGCAAGAGCTGACAAAAGAGTACAATTTACTTGGAATATCTCTTGATGAAAATTCAGAAAAGATACAGGACAATATAAATCAGCAAAATGGGCTTGAAAATCAAATAAAGGAATCCAGAGAAACGCTTGCTACCTACGAAGGGCAGATTGCCGATGCAGAAAATGCCCTAAAACTGTTTGCCGATGAATGCGAAAACGGTGGCGACAAGCTGACGGGCACCGACAAGGCTGTGCAGACGATGGTTGGCCGCCTACAAGCACTCCAAGACGAGTATGAGGCCACCCGGGTATCCACCCTGGAAAGCATGAATACCCAAATCGGGCTTTTTGACGAAGTATCAGAAAAGTGCGAAATGAGTATTGATGACATGATTAAAAATCTGCAATCCCAGCAGACGGCATTTGACAATTATGCGGACAATCTCAAAGAGGCTGCCCGGCGCGGCGTAGATGAGGGGCTGGTAAAGCAGCTGTCGGACGGCTCAATTGAGTCCATGCAAATCCTGCAGTCCATCCTGGATGGCTCGGGCGAAAAGCTGGATGAGCTGAATACCATCTTCCGGCAGAAAAACGAGAGCAAAGAAAATGCCGCTGCAATTGCGGCTGATTTTGCTACAGGCCTATCGGATGGGAAAGCGGCTGTATACTCTGAGGCTTACGGCATGGGAAGTGATATTGTCCGCGGAGTTATAGCAGGTGTCAATGATAATGAATACCTATATGGTAACCAAATGCAGTCGCTGGCTCGTACTGGCAATAATGCATTCCGGTCATACAACCAAATCAATTCCCCGTCCCGTCTATTTTATCAAAATACCGCTTACATCGTCCAAGGCGCGGTGAATGCCATTCAGGATAACATGGCGAAATATGGCGAAGCTATGCATCGAATGGCCGAGCTTGGGGAGCGAAATTTTGTGATCCCCACGGCGGATCAAACAAATCACGGGGGCACCGGTACCGGCGCCCAGAATATCAATTTAGGTGGGATCACCATCCATGTGAATGCACCTTCCGGAATTGACGAGCGAAAACTTTCAAGATACATCTTGGTTGATGCGGAACAAATATTCAGGAGGAGGCTTGCCGCGAATGGATAATTATTTTTGCTTTGCAGGAAAGCGCAGCACAGACTTTGATGTTTTTGTCGAACGTTTTCCGATGCAAGAAAAGCCGACCCGGCAAGTCGAACTTATATCGGTCCCGGGGCGGAATGGATCTCTGCGATTAGATAAAGGCAACTACGAAAATGTTGCAGTTGCATACGAGTGCTACTGCAGGGGCGGCCCGGATAAAATGTCGGAGATTGCCGGCTGGCTGTACGCTGCTGGGGGCGGATACGCAGAGTTGCGGGATACCTACCATCCAGGGATCTTCCGGATGGCCGCCTTCGATGGCCCCCTATCCATAGAGAATTTCTGGAATCGACGTGGGAGATTCACAATTCAGTTTGGTTGCAAGCCTCAATTGTGGCGGGACGATGGGCAACGCGCGCTCACTCTGGAAATCCCAGATTCCCCCCGCATGTATGAGGCAAAAATTTATAATCCGACTGCATTTGAGGCGAAGCCACTCTTTTGCATTTTCGGAAGCGGGGATGTATCTATTAATATAAATGATAGTGCATTTACGATAACAGATTTACCTAACGGACTATATGTTGACAGTGAGATGCAGAACGCCTATATCGGAGATGTGAGCTATAACGAGAGGATGGGGTCAGAAAACGGCTTCCCTGTATTGGCCCCAGGCGAAAACAAGCTTATTATATCTGGCAAGCTTGCGCAAACTGTGTCTCGGCTGAAAATTGTACCCAGGTGGTGGACGATGTGATACCGATTTTATATCCGGCGGTGGAAACGGAATTTACAAGTTTCGGCATTGGAACGCTTCCCGATGCAATTAGCTGCATCGTAGTAGAAGAACGCAATGGGGAATTTGAGCTCACCATGGCTTATCCTGCAAACGGCATACGCGCCAACGATTTGGCCGTGGAAAGCATCATCCTGGCTCCTAGCAATGATTCGGCCACATCGCTTAGCAAGTGGCAGCCTTTTCGGATTTATTCCGTTACCGCGAACTTGGATGGGACACTACTTATCAACGCCGAGCACATCAGCTACCAGCTTAGATATATTATCTCCATGCCATTTTCGGCATCCAGCCCGGCAGATGCAATGCTCGAGCTCTCCAGCCATTGCGTGGGCGATATGCCGTTTAACTTTGCAACAGACAAAGCCGGCAGTGGGATTTATACGCAGTCCGTCCCAGCATCGGCTCGAAATCGTCTGGCAGGCGAGGACGGATCCATCCTGGACACTTATGGCGGAGAGTATGAGTGGGATCGATGGGCCGTCCGCCTCCTGGCCGCGCGCGGCAGCGACAATGGAGTAGTTGTGGCGTACGGGAAAAATCTGACGGCACTGGAGCAGATCACAAGCATCGAGACGGCGCTGACAGGGGTAGTGCCGTACTATCTCGAGGAGGGCGATGGTGGCGTTAGCAGGCTGTTGACTCTGCCGGAGCGCGTGATCAGTATCCTCGGGGGCACAAAGTATGGGCGCACCGTCCCGTTGGATCTAAGCGGAGAGTTTGACCAATCGCCTACGGATGATCAGATGCGTAGCCGTGCCAGAGCCTACTTAAATGCCAACAAAATTACAGGCCCAATTGTGTCGCTCCGGGCGGCGTTCGCGCCGTTATGGCAGACTACTGAGTACAGCGGCATCGCACCGCTGGAGCATGTAGGCCTATGCGATATAGTCACAATCCGGCATCCTGGACTCGGAATTTCCGCTAAAGCTAAGGTTGTTCGGACTGAGTTTGATGTGTTGGCGGAGCGCTATAATGCAATCGATTTGGGCGAGTCGAGGCGCGGGCTTGACAGCACAATTGCCGATCTATGGAAAAGGAGGCAATAATATGTATAATGTGCAAACTATTAATCTTGATATATCGCTCAGAGATCCCACCCCCAGAGTTGTGGCCAAACAGGGGGACGCAGGGAGCCGGAAGATTATGATTAAATTATATGATAATGGGATTCCGGCTAATATCAATAATCAGATCGCCCCATCCGGCACGGAACAGAAGGGCGTAGTTCGCTTCTGCAAGCCGGATGGAACTGGCGGCATTTACGACAAGACTGAGGATAACTTGCCCGCCTGTATCTTGGGCGGGGATAACATCACTGTGCGGTTGGCGGAACAAATGCTGACACGCCCCGGGGATGTTGTGGCGGATGTAGCTATCATTTGTGGCAACACAGTGATATCCACATTTAATTTCGTGGTGCACGTCCAGGCGACTCCGGCGGCTGGCGTCACGGCGTCCAACAACTACTATAATTATCAGTCGCTCGCAGATATCAACCAGGCGATTGATGATGCAAAGGCAGCAGCTGCCGGGGCAGTAAAGTCCATCAACGGCAGCAAGCCAGATTCCAATGGCAATGTGAACGTAGTGGCAGGCGTTGCAAAGGTAAATGGAAAAACTGGAAATGTTTCCATCGCGGCTAACGCCTACACCACCTGTTCCACTGCCGCCGGCACCGCCGCCAAGGTTGCGGAGTTTGTGGATGGGTTTGCGCCCGTGATAGGCGCGGTGCTGGCAGTACGATTTACGAATAGTAATACCGCAGAAAGTCCTAGGCTCAATTATGATGGAATTGAGTATATTATCCGTGACCGCATCACGGCGCAGCCGATTAAGCCGAGCGATATCACTGCGGGGCTATATCGCTTCATGCTGATCAGCGGCGCGTGGATCTTGCTTGATAAATTGCCGAGCGAGGGCACCACTACCCCTGTGCCAGGGGATCCCGGAGAGGATGGCGGATATTGGATTCCTGCCGTGGACGAGGCCGGAAATCTCACGTGGGCGGCCAGCAAAGATGGGATGGGCGAGGCACCAGCAGCGGCCAATATTTTGGGGTCGCCGGGCAAGAATGGCGGATATTATATTCCGAAGGTATCTCAGCCCGGAAGCAATGTTGTGCAAATTGCTTTTGATCCGAGCGAGCCGGGGATGACATCGGTGCTGGCCAAACAAATTGCGCTTCCGAAGGGGGATCCTGGGCAAGACGGCG